AGAGCCTGAAATATTATCGAATGCTTCCGGGAACAGTCCGGGAGCCGCGACCACCATGCGAGACGTGCCGAATTGCGTCCCGGCTTGGAGTGAAATCGAAATCTTATTCCCCAAAGTCCCGGTGTAGCGTGCCGTGGCAACGATGCTCGCCTCGGTTCCGCTCGGCATATAGGTCACGCTCGCCGCGAGATCGGTGCCATCCGTCGCCCGCACGCAGCGAAACGCCTGCGCGCCTTGTTGCACGGCGACCGCGATCGCCGTGCCCATGTCGTATTTCCGCGCCTGGATCGCACCGAAATACTGCGCATAATCCGTCATAGTGCCCACAATCACGGGCTGCCCCACCGGCCCCCAGGTCGCGCTTCCGACCACCCCGATCAGATTGGTGGGAACCCCATTCAGGACCAGATTCTGCGGCGCAACGATTTGTACATAGAGATCCGGCACGATCAGCGCGGTGGTGTTGACCGTGCCCTGCTGAACAATCGGCATGAATTAATCCCCGATGAAAGAAAAGGAGAAGGAAAAGTCTTCTTTTTGTGAACAAAAAGAAGCAAAAAAACTTTAACAACTTTCCGCGTGAGCGGTGGGTTTCGCCTAATATCTAACGTACAAAAGTTTTTTGCTTCTTTTTTTTCAAAAAAGAAGACTTCTTACGTAAAATTTGTCGCGCCGTTCAGCCCCAGCCCGCCGAACATCATCTGCGCCGTCGTCATCGTAACGGTCGTCGCATATTCCACGTGATAGATCAGATCCCGCCGATAAATTCCGGCGATCTGGTTTTGGTCCTGGCTGTTCGTTTCGGCGAATATCAATCTTCCGTCAGACCCGTCCGCCAGACCGACAAATTTCATCCCCGTCAGATTCAAATCCACCAGCGCCACCACGCTGTCCCGTAATTGCGGCGTCGAACAATAAAACGCGATCAAGAAACTCTGACGCTGCCGGCGGATTTCTTGCCACAAGCTAACATCAGCGGCGGTCAGCCCGACCACCGAATACGCGCCCGGCACTGTCACGGTGGCATCAACACTGGTCGCCGTGATATTCACCGAGATCATGGCGCCTAATTCCAAGGCCACCTGCGCCACCGTATCGCCGGCCACCGAGCTATAAACATATGGCACCCCATCGACGAGCAACCCCGCCAACTGCCCCGTTCCAGCCACGCCGGTAAACGTCACGCTATTGCCAAAACTCGTCGCGGTCATGCCCGGCGCGACCCCGCCACCCATCCAACCGTCATTGAAGCTCACTAGTGGCTTGACCGAACCCGCCACCGGCACCACCGAGACATTGACAACTCCCGCCGCCAGATCTGCGTTCAGCGCCGCCGACAGCGGCCATCCACGATACACCCGGCAAGCCGCGCCGATCGCGCTCGCCGCACCCGCGCCATGGGGGTACAATACTCCCTGAATTTGCCCGACCAGCGCCACCTCAACGTCCGACTGGTCCGCCATCAGCTCGACGCCTGTTTCACGTGCAGTTGCCAGCCGAGCGCATTCTGTTCCACTGCGGTAACCACGAAGCTCCGCTCGATATTATCCTTGATGAGATCGGTAACTAACGGCACCACCGGAATCGGCGGCAACAACAGCACCCAGGCGGCGAGCCCGTCGTCATTGGGCAACTCTCCCTGCTTCGCCCGTCCTGACGCCGCAAGTGATACGGGCCAATCCGACAGCAAGGTATCCGACGACGAAGCAAGCACCCCGCTGTAAGCACCACTCGTGAATTCCGTGATACCCACCGGTCGAAGTAAACTCACCACCGCGTTGGTCTGCACGCACACCATCGGCGTGAACGGCACTTGTGCGGCGATAAAATAGTTCACGCCCGCCGCCGTCACCAAATAGTCTCCCTGTTGCGTGCCGCTGAAATCGAACTCCGCAATCCACTCGGGGTGGTCCTGCAGCTTATCCGAGGGCGTCAGAAAGACCGGCAGGGTACCGATCAGATTCCCCGTAGTGATCGGATTTCCCGGGCCCGTTGGCCGGTACTGTGAACAACTCGTCCCCAGATACTGTGCCACGGTCGCATTGCCGGACGCGATTTTCCCCAGCAACTCTGCCTGGTTCATCGCACTGCCTCACACAATCAGTTGCAAACCATTCATCACCATCGCGGGCCCCGGTGGAACCCCGAAGAAGTCGCACAGCCGCCGCGACCACAGCGCAAACATCCCCGCGCGGTCCCTCACCTCGTCTCTATTGCGCGTCCACGGCCCCGCCGCATCGGTATCGAGATCGCCGATGCTGCCCGATAGCGTAGTTTCGAAGCCATTGAGGGTGATCAGCATGTTCGTCACCACCGTCACCTCGTCCACGCTCAGATTGATCATGCGGTATTCCAGCGCACCGTACGCCTGATAAAATCGCCATCCCGCGTTCCCGTCAGCCCCGCTGCCAAACGCCGGATAGCCACAAAACCGCCGGATATCGACCTTCTGCGGGTCGGTGAGCGTCCCCGCTGCCGCCCCGCTCATCCGATATGCTCCACCATCACCGCGCGCTTGAACGCAGCATTGGTCGCGGTCGGCACCGTCAAACTGGTCGTGGTGGTATCCGATGGTGCGCAGAACCCGCCGATCCAATACCAGGATTGGGCGATGATCTGCTGCAGCCGGTCGATCGGCTCGCGCGTCACCATGCAAACATTATCCACCACCGAAACCAGCGCCCCCTCCGGCGCGATGTCGTCCGCCGCCATACCCGCGAAATCGCCCTCGATCAGCGCTCCCTGGCCGACAATGATCGGCCGGCGCACGAACGCTCCGGCAATGGTCGGGTGCGGCTGCACGTAAGCTTCGGTGGTCGGAATAAAGCGCAGCCCCAGAAAGTCGTTAACCATTCCCTGGCGGAACACAATGTTCGCCGCCGTCGCGCCCATGAACAATTGCTTGAAATCGGGGTCCGCGAACAATTGCCGCGCACTCACCGGATCCAGATAGCAGTTATAAGCTCCATCGACCTCCGGCACCGCGTTCAACCGCAATTGCGCCACCGCGTCGAGCAGACTCGACATCGTGAGCGTATCAGCCGTGGTCAGCAAACTGGTATTCCCGCGCCCATTCGGCCGTTCGATTACTGAAGCGGTCGCCGCCTGCACGCTGTTTGCGACTGTTCCGTCGCTGACGCTCACGCTGGTCGCGAATGTCAGCACGCCGGAAACTCCGCCCGGCGTAGTCGAGACATTGACCGTGTCTGTCGCCGCGCCCACCAAGCTATAAACATCGGTGCCCAGAGTCACTGAAAGCGGATTCGTGCTTGAAACCGGCTGCTGGACGCCGTTCACGAACCCATATTGAAATCCCCGAACATCGTCGACCGATACGTTGGGTCCCGCCCCGCTCAGCGTAACTCGAACCCGTGTATTGCCGCCGAAATACGAGTTGAACAGCGCGTTTCGTGCAATTTCGTCCAGGCTGCGCGCCGCCTGTTCGCCATTGACATACGCGTTCTGCAGGAACTGATTAGCGATCCCCACCCGCGACGTGACCATGTTCAGATCGACGGTGGCGGCATAATGGTTGATCGAGATCGTGTATTGCTCGACGTTCCACCCCGCCGAGATCAGCCCGTTATCCAGATTGGTGTTGGTTGAAGCCAGTAGCGGTATCGTGACCGTCGATTTCAATCCGGCACGAGTCTTGGTAAGCGTCTCACCAATCCCCACTGAGATCTCTTCACGATCCGCGACCGCCCGATAGCCCAGACGAGACCGCAGCGCCTGCTGAAATTCGCGCTCCAGAAAACCCTGTTGAATGATCGGCTGCAGCGCGGCCGGGAAATTTTGAATGCCCATCTCTGTCCCTAATCAAATTCCCGGCCGCGCCGGGGTTGCAAAATAAATCCAGCCAAATCCATCACCGATGGCGCAGAATATCCGTCCTCGCCGCGCGCCATTCCTCGGTCGTCATTTCAGTCGCGAGCTTCTTCTTCAACGGCGCGCTAGGTGGCGGACTCGCTGCGCTCGAGCTGCTGACATCGCCGAACAGCCAGGGTTTCCGCTTGCGCAACGCAGCCATCAGCGACGCCGCACCATCAACCTCGCCGTTCGCCGTCAAATGCAGTTCATCGATGTCGACGAGTTTCAACCCGTCCAGGTCGATCATCCCGGCCCGTACCGCGTGGGTCTTCAACTCCGCGCGCACCAATTTCGTCCGTGCCGCTTCCTCCGTCTCCAAAAGCCGGCTTTCCAGCTCCCTGGTTCGGGCCCGCAGCGATTCCAATTCATCCTCTGGTGCTTCCACCGGATCGGTCATGTATTCTCCTTCTCCGCCTCAATCCGCCGGATTTCCTCGCTCACGTCTGCGATATCGTAACTATCCGCAATCGATTTGATCGCCGTCTCCTGGCTGATCTGCCGCGACTGTGCCAGCGTCGCCAGCGTCCTCGCATCCGCCTCGCGATCCTGCGCATTCTGCGCGAACCAGCGCGGCCAGATCAGCGACAGCCGCGCATTCGCGTCCAGCGCTTCCACTTCGCGGCCCTGCACCCGCAATTTGAATTGGTGGCTCGCGCGCAAAATCATCCGCACCAGCGCCAGCAAACCGCCCTCGCCATAGCTCACCCGCAAATTATCGGCGAGCCAAACCAATCCCTGGCTCATCAGCTCGAGCGCTTTGCCAGAAGCCGCCGCCGACAGCCGCGAGGCGTCGGCCCGATTGCCGTGCACGCTCTCCAGCGCGAATTCCCGCAGCGTTCGCACATATTCGATCACTGCCTGCGAGGCAGTGCCGCCGATCTCCAGCAGCCTGGCGTCACCTTTTTCGCTCAATACCAGCGCATTGGCGCCGCCGCGCACCATCGCACCGTCAATTCCAGCGGGTTCCTTGATCAGCAGCGTCGGATCAGAGCTGTATTTCAGCCCTCGTCCCGCCTGCGACAGCTGATAATCGATCTCGATCGAGGTATCGATCGCTGCCCGAAAAGTGCAAGCACCATCAACCTGGTCACCGCCAGGCAGATTGCGAATCCACACGATCGGCACAAATCCCAGCCCATGACGCACCGATCGTGAATGATCCTCCACCGCCGGGGCACTCGTCCCCACCGGCATCGGTTCGAACCATCGCTCCCACTTGGTGTCCCACACCCGCATGAACCAATATTGCGCGCTCGGGTCGGCGATCTCATAGCCGTCCGCGGCCAACACCGTCCCCGCGACCTTATAACGCTCGGTCACCGACTTCAGCGTGTCGGGCTCCAATGGATCGAAAGCAGGCGTCAGATACAGCGTGTCCATACCCGAAACAAACAACCGCCCGCGCAGCACGCGCATCAGCAGCGCCACGGATCCGACCGATCCCCGAATCGCCGCATCAACCATCACCTCATTCAGCCGGCATTCCTTCACGACGTCCGCAAGGATCGCCCTGATATCAAGATCCTCGCAGTCGATTGTCGGGAAATGCCCTTCGCTGAACAACAGCGCTACCGAATCCTCCACCACCACCCGAGCCAAAGCATAGCGGACCGACGGCTTGCGCAGTCGAAGCGGAATATACTCCCCGCCGCCGGTCCGCTCATCCTGAAATTCATACGGCAAGCCGTCGTATAATGAGCCGTCCAAGACTTTCTTAAATAAATCCAGCTTTCGCGTACGCTCCGGATAATCCCGGTCTTCGGCAATAAAATTGCAGATCGATTCGAACACCAAACTGCTCCGACTAAAAAAGGAGAGTCTTCTTTTTGTGAACAAAAAGAAGCAAAAAAAACTTTGATAATTTAGCGGCCGATTAAAGGCACCCGAAGCACCCGGGCAGGCAACCCAATACTTGCGATCGCCATAAAAGCTCGCGACAATGCGTCAACCTGATCGTCCTTGCTGCCGTTGGGAAAATCCCTGATCTCGTCAAGAAACGCCTGATTCCAGTCTGCCCGCACCATCACCACATTGCCGGCATCCACCTGAGTCGCCACCGGCCCGGCACGCTGCTCCTTCGGCCCGGCTTCCACATTCGACGCAACCCGATACCCGGCAAGCCTGCGAACCAACTGCTGCACCTGATACTTCCCGGCTTGCCCGGGGTCCTGCGGCAAGGAAATCCGCACCCCCGGCCCGTCGCCCACCGCGGTCGCCACGATCAGCTCTTCCACCGCAGCTGGTCCGTCGCGTCGCCGCACCAGGTCCAGAATCGCAAATCGCCCATCCTCCAGCCGCGCCAATTTCACCCCGGCCGTCCAATCCGGATCAGCCCCGCCACGGTCAGCGGTGGCCGCCAGATCCCAAGCGCGTACCGTGTCTCGCAGGATCAGCACGCTATCAGCCGCAACCACGCCGATCCGTGCCGGATCGAACATCCCGCCCTGCCGCGCCCGCGGCGATTGCTGGTACAAAGCCGCCCAGGTGCGTTCACCCACTGACTGCCTCACCAGCTCCAACGCCACGCGGTCTTCCCACGCCGGCCAAAGCGGCTCGCCCGCTTCCCTTCCCATCGGGTCACCCAGCTCCGCCACCGCCGGCAGCGACAGCACATCCCAACCACCGTCCGCCACTAACCGTCCCGCCAGATCGTCGGGGTGCCAGCGTGTCATAATCAGTACCACCCGCCCGCCCGGACGCAGCCGCGTAAGCAAATCGACGCGGAACCACTCATAGAGTGAATCTCTGGTGGCCCGACTCTCCGCCTCCGCCACCGACTTTATCGGATCATCCACGATGATCAGGTCCGCGCGCCGCCCGGTCAGCGGTCCATGCACACCGGTGGCAAAGAAGCTCCCGCCCCGATCGGTCGAAAACCGCTGCGCCGACCGCTCGTCGGCACGCAGCGCAAATCCCAGTCTGGCCGCGTGTTCAAGCGCCAGATGCCGCACCGACCGGCCGAAGTGCTCCGCCAACGAGGCGGTGTGGCACGCCAGCACCACCGAAAACCGCGGTCTCGCCGCCAACACCCAAGCCGGAAACAGCACTGCCCCATAGGTTGATTTCGCCGCCCCCGGCGGCATATGCACCATCAGCCTACGGCCGCCCCCGGCGATCAGCCGCTGCAACTGCTCCATTAACAAGAGGTGATGCCGCGCCGGCGCCATCTCAGACGCCGCCAGTGCCACCGTCGCCCAACTCGTCAGCGAGGTCCTGATCCCGCGCCTGATCAGCAGTTCCGCCATCGCTGCTGCCTGACGCGCCTCCGCTAACGATGAGATCGAGTTCGGCAT